CTCAATCATTACGGTAGGAAAAATACCACAGGAATATAAAGATATATCTGATATGAATGAAGATACATTACAATCAACAATATATCAATTTGATAATATGATCGAATATATAATTAACTAGGAGAATAATATGTCTATTTATAAGGGACTAAAGAATATTACAGAGAACATGGAGAAGTCATCAAGCCCATCATCTGGACCTCGCGTTCGCTGGCTTAAGCTAGATGATGGTCAAAGCATCAAGATTCGTTTTGCAAATGAACTAGATGAAGATTCCAAGCATTATGATCCTGAACGTGGTGCTGCGATTGTAGTTCGTGAGCATCAGAATCCAAAGGATTATCGTCGTAAGGCAATCTGCACAATGGAAGATGAAGGACGAGATTGGGCAGAAGAGATGCACCGTAAAGACCCAAAGGCTGGATGGGGAGGGCGTCTTAGGTTTTATATCAACGTACTTGTTGATGATGGTATGGAAGAGCCATACATTGCTGTATGGAGCATGGGTGTAGCAAAGTCTGCATCATTCAATACTATTCGTGAATACGCTATTGAATCAGATGGAATTACAAATATGCAGTGGAGGCTCAAGCGGAATGGCAAGGGCACAGAGACAAGTTACATTCTCATGCCTGGTCCAATTGATAGTGAGCCATTTGACTGGTCACATTATGAGGTATTCCCTCTAGAAAATGCAGTACGCAAGGTTCCATATGCTGAGCAAGAAGCATTCTATATGGGGTATAGTAACCCAACAACATCAACAAATATTGATTGGTAATTAAACGTGATGGGGGGCGAATCTCACGACGCTCCCCATCACCCTATCAGATTGGAATATTTTGAATTACGCACCACTTCATGTTCATACAGATATTGGATCTCTTATGGATGGCGTTGCTACTCCAGAAGAGTACGCTGCTCGTGCTGCGAGCCTAAATATGCCAGCAATAGCCTGTACAGATCATGGGTCACTATCAGCCCATCGTAGATTCTATCGTGTTTGCAAGGATAACGGTATCAAGCCAATTCTTGGAATGGAAGCATATATAACTGCTGATAGATTTGATCGTCGTGATAAGGCAGAGAGAAAGACCCCACTTGACCTTATATATAATCACATTATTATTCTTGCACAGAATTCACAGGGTCTTGAAAATCTGAATAAGCTAAATGAAATTGGTTGGACAGAGGGTTTTTATAAGAAGCCACGAATTGACTTTGATGTTCTTGATAGATTTGGTGACGGACTCATTATATCTACTGCTTGCATGTCTGGACTAATAAATAAGGCAATTGAGGTAGATGAGTATGCTACTGCTAAGCAGCATATAAAATGGTTTCATGATCGTTTCGGTAATGATAATTTTTATATAGAAGTGATGCCTCATAATGTTGATGGAATGAATGAAAAGCTTTTCGCTCTTGCCAATGAAATGGGTGTTAGAACAGTTGTAACACCAGATTGCCATCATTGTAGTAAGGATCAAAAAGTAATTCAGGAAATGATGCTTATCCTTAATACTCATGCAAAGCTAAATAAGGATGTTTCATATGAAAAGTCAAAGAAATTTGACAACATGATGGAGCGTCTTGACTACCTATATGGTGGAGATAGGGCAATGTCATTTAGAAGCTTTGATATTCACTTACTTGATTATAATGAGATGAATGACGCAATGAGCAATAGCGTAAATGATTCATCTATGTACGAGAACACACTAAGAGTTGCGGAAATGGTTGAGGACTATGATATAAAGAGGAATCTTAACCTACTTCCAGTAAAGCAAGATAATCCAGATGCAACTCTACGAAAGTACGTTAACGATTGGCTCATAAAGAATAATCTTCATAATAATGATGAATATGTAAACAGGGTAGAAGAAGAACTATCAATTATTAAGGATAAGAGCTTTGCACCATACTTCCTTGTTGTTCATAATATGATTTCATGGGCAAAGTCACAGGGCATCATGGTTGGTCCAGGCCGTGGTTCATCTGCTGGATCACTCGTATGCTTCGCTCTTGGCATTACAGAGATTGATCCAATAAAGCATGGGCTTCTATTCTTTAGGTTTATCAATCCAGATAGAAATGACTTTCCAGATATTGATACTGATATTGCTGACAATAGAAGAGAAGAAGTAAAGCAATATCTTGAAAGTGAGTATGGGAATGTTGCGTCAATTGCTACATTCCTATCATTTAAGGATAAGGTAGTTATTCGTGACGTATCTAGAGTTCTTAATATCCCGCTATCTGATGTAAATAGGCTAATGAAGTCTGTTGATACATGGCAGGACTTTATTGTTAGTCGTAATGCTAGTTGGTTTAGAGAGAAGTATCCAGAGGTTCTTGAATATGGAGATAAGATTCGTGGAAGAATTCGTGGAACTGGAATTCATGCCGCAGGAATTGTAACATCAAGTGAGCCAATTCATAGGTACGCACCAATGGAAACTAGGCTTCCTACAGGGTCAAAGGAAAGAATTCCTGTAGTAGCAGTCGATATGGATGAAGCAGCAGATATTGGTCTTATTAAGATTGACGCTCTTGGCCTTAAGACTCTTACCGTTATTGATGATGTTCTAAAGATTATTAACGATAGGCATCATATAAAGATTGATCTATCAAAAATTCCTATGGATGATAAAGCGGTATATAAGATGCTTTCTGACGGATTTACTAAGGGAGTATTTCAATGTGAAGCTAATCCATATACAAATCTTCTAGTCAAGATGGGTGTAAAAAACTTTGATGAACTTGTTGCGTCAAACGCTCTAGTTCGTCCTGGTGCTATGAATACTATTGGTAAGGACTACATTGCCAGAAAGAATGGTAAGGCAACTATTCAATATGTTCATCCAATTATGAAGGATGCTCTTGAGGATACATATGGGTGTGTGCTTTATCAGGAACAGGTTATGATTGCATGTCACCTTCTAGGTGGAATGAGCATGTCAGATGCTGATAAGGTTCGCAAGATCATTGGTAAGAAGAAGGATGCACATGAGTTTGATCAGTTTAAGGATCAATTTGTTACTGGTGCATCAAAATATATTAGTCCATTTCAGGCAGAAGATCTGTGGACAGACTTTGAGGCACATGCTGGATACTCGTTTAATAAGAGTCATGCTGTTGCATACTCAACGCTTTCCTACTGGACTGCTTGGCTAAAGCATTATTATCCAATTGAATTCATGTTTGCTCTTCTAAAGAATGAGAAGGATAAGGATGCTAGAACTGGATATCTTATTGAGGCAAAGCGAATGGGTATCTCTTTGAGACTTCCACATATTAACGAGTCAGATGCTGACTTTAAGATTGAAGGTAGTGCAATTAGATTTGGACTTAATTCAGTCAAATGGATATCTGATGGTATATCTTCAAAGCTTATTAATGCTAGGCCATTTAAGTCATATAAGGAAGTAAGGGATCTTGCTACTGCAAAGAATAGCGGTATAAATACCCGTGCTATTCAAGCTTTGGATGCAATTGGTGCCCTTACCTTTCCAGATAATCTAAGGGATGAGGAAAAGGTACGGTCTAATCTTTATGAGTATCTTAATCTTCCAGAGTTTGATGTAAATATTCCTTCATATTATCATGCATTTATTGAAAATCTTGATGACTTTGATGACACAAAGGCTCAGATATTTCTTGCAGTAGCAAAGAAGATAAAGCGTGCAGAAGGATGGTCAAAGATAGAGTTTCTTGATAAGACTGGAATGGTTGGATTCTTTGATTCACAAGATACTGAAATAGAAACTGGTAAGACATATCTAATGCTTACTGCTGCTAATAGAGTGGCATCTGCAATACCAGTTGATCAGATAAGTGAAAATAAGGCGCACCCTCTTGTAAGATTTCTAAACTATAAGACTATTCCATATGCTCAGGATGAATATTTTGTCCTGACATTTAGGAAAAATGTAACAAAGTCTGGTAAAAAGATAGCATATATAACTGTTGCAGACTATAATAGAGACTTGCATCCTGTAGTTGCGTTCTCTAGAACATTTGCTAATGCATATATGCTTTGCGAACCAGGCAAGACTGTTAAGATGAGAGTAACAAAACTAGATGATGGAACAACAGCATTGGAGGAAGTAAAGAATGGCAATTGATTTGGCTGAATTCTCATATTCAGTTCACCAGAACGCTATAGATAAGGGTTTCTGGAATGAAAATAATGGAGTTAATTTTTATATCAAGCAGTGTGCAATGATTCACTCAGAGGTATCTGAGATTACTGAAGCTATTGCAAAGGGGCATGGAGAAAAGATAGTTACAGAAATGGCAGATACGATAATTCGTATATGCGATCTTTGGGCTGGAATGAATCATGCTGGTCTAATAAAGACAGATCTTGAATCACAGTTAAAAGAAAAGTCACAATACAATAAGACACGACCATACATGCATGGAAAGTTGGCATGAACCTAGAAGATATTCTCTCACAACTAGATCCTAAACTAAGAAAACTAGTTAGCTCTGCTAATGGAGTAGAGATAGAAAAGCAAAAGACTCCTAGCATGGGTCTTAATGTTGCCCTTAATGGTGGCCTAGCATATGGCCGTCAGGTATTGATATGGGGAAATAAATCAGCTGGTAAATCATCATTCTGCCAGCAACTCATTGGAATGGCACAGAAAGATGGCAAGACATGTGCCTGGATTGATGCAGAACAATCATTTGATCCACAATGGGCAAAAAGACTAGGGGTAGATGTTGACTCATTGATATATTCATCTTCAAGAACAATCAATGAAATGGTAGATGTTGCAACACAGCTAATGTCTGCTGGTGTAGATATTATTGTTGTTGATAGTATATCTGCTTTGTTACCTGCAATCTATTTTGAAAAAGACTCAACTGAACTAAAGCAGTTAGAGAATACAAAACAAATTGGCGCAGAAGCAAGAGATATGACAAATGCAGTTAAGATGCTTAACTATTCAAATAATCAATCTAACCAACATTACTAATACTAATATCTCAGCAACGAAATCAGATTGGTGCAATGTATGTAAGTCATGCTCCAACTGGTGGTCATGCAGTAAAGTTCTTTTCAAGTACAGTAATAAAGCTTTGGTCATCAGAGTCTGATAATCAGGCAATCAAGGACAAGGTAGCATCTGGTGACAAGCTAATTGAAAAGAAGGTGGGAAGATCAGTAACATGGAACATTGATTTCAATAAGACTGGCCCAGCATTTATAAATGGAACATATGACTTCTATTTTGATTCAAGTCACATAGGAGTAGATAATGTTGCTGAAATTGTAGATATTGCTGAAATGCACGGTCACATAGAAAGAAGCGGTGCATGGTATACAGTGCTAGGAGAAAGGTTCCAGGGCCGTGCTAAGGTTATTGAATGGCTCCGTAACAATCCAGAAAGGGCAGACGAACTTGTCAAAATCATTGAATAAATATGATATTTTGCAAGGAAAGTTTACTTGCCAAGATTGTAATAAAACTTCCTTTAGTGCAAGATACTATCCATCTACCCTAGATGTAACATGGAAGTGTAAGTTCTGTGAGTATGTCTCAACAGTAAGCCTCTTTAAAGAAAGAGGATACTAATGAGTGAGCGTTCAGAGTTAAAGAGAATAGGCGCAAAGCAGCATAAAAACTCTGGAAGGGGTATGCAAAAAGCAGATGGAAGTATGGATAACTATGTAGTTGATGTAAAGGAATATCAGAAAAGTTTTTCAGTCAACCAAGATGTTTGGGCAAAGATTGTTACTGATACATTAAAGGTAGATCCAGAAAAGAATCCAGTACTAATGGTAGTCCTTGGTGATTCAAAGAAGATTCGCCTTGCTATAATTGAGTGGAATCATTTTGAGGAGCTAAGGCAGAAGGCTGATAATGGATAAGAATACTATTGATATATTAAATGAAGTAAATAACTTTAATGAAATATCTGAGTATATGCAAGATGATGAATTGACAAATGCGTTGGTAATGATAGCAAAGCTTATTGCAAATCCAGATATACCGCCAGCAAAGGCGGCACACCTTATTGTTCAACTTCAGTCATATTCAGCTAAGTTTGCTATGCTTGCATCATGGTACACTAATGTCAAAAAGGATGAGAAGCAGAAAAAGAATATATATTATTCTTCTAAAGAGGCATTAGATAGACTTTGTGATGCCCTTAAGTATACTGCTAGGAACTATTATGGCTAATAAAATTTTAAAAAAAATATTAAATAAGAACTATGAAACTGAACTGGAGACAGAAATTTTCTATACATATGATATTCCAGAAACAAAAATAGATGATCCATTTGATGGTTTACTTGAAACTATATACGAGGGGTATAGAAAGAATAATGTTCCAAAGTTTCAGACAAAAAAGACATTTGCTCCTTCATCATTAGTGTGGAATCATGGAGTATGTCCAAGATATTGGTATCTTGCATTTGAAGGAAATACTTTCTTTGAATATCAAACTGGTAAATCCATAACAAATATGGATAGTGGAACAGATAGACATACAAGAATTCAACAGGCATTACAAGATGCTGGAATACTTGTAAGCAAAGAAGTTGCAACAACAAATGAAGACCCTCCAATATATGGGTATGTCGATTCATTTATAAACTGGAAAGATTCTGAATATATTGTTGAAATTAAGACATGCAATCATGACACATTTGAAAGGCATGTAAAGACTAATACAGCAAGTTCATATCATATTCTACAGCTTCTCATTTATATGAAGATATATAAGAAGAAAAATGGAATCATTTTATATGAGAATAAAAATACTCATGATCTTCTTGCTATACCAGTTAATATAAATCAGAATCATGTTGACTTTACTGAATATATGTTTGAATGGATGAGGGAAGTATATGATGCATGGAAGAATAAAACCATTCCAGCAGTTCCATTTAAAAATAATTCAATAAAGATATGTATGTCATGTCCGTTACGCGATGCTTGTATTGCTGCACCAGATGGCGATATAAAAATTGCAAGACGAAAGGACGAAAAGGGAAAGTTCTAAATGAGTTACTGCGTCTGGTGCGACAAAGAGTTTCTAAAAAAATCTAATAAACAAATTTATTGCAGTACTGAATGTCGCCAGGAAGCAAGCAAGGAAAAAATACTTGAAAGATATCATATTGAAAAACGCAAAAAGCGCAAGGGTAAGGTAAGGCTATGTGCTGGTGGGTGTAAAACTCAACTAAGCATATATAATGATTCTGGAATATGTGATAACTGCCAGGTAAATAATAGAAAGATGAATAATTTCATAAAGGAATTGAGAGGTTACTTTGAATATGAGATATACGAATAGATCAATAATTAATTCTATTAAGCCTCAAAAAATACTGGCAGTAGATGCTTCTACAAATTCAATAGCATTTGCGTATTTTGAAAGTGGGAAATTAATTAAATATGGAAAAATAAAGTTTTATGGAAATGATGCCTTTTATAAGGCAGGAGATGCATGTAAGAAGTGCATAGCATTTTTTAAAACAATAGATGCTGATGCAATGGTTATAGAGTCTGCGATATATAGTAATTCTCCAAAGACTGCTATGCAACTATCAATAGTACAAGGAGCAATAGTTGCAGCAGCTCATATTGCAGGTATAAATATAATTAAATCAATAACTCCAATGCAATGGCAAAACTATATTGGAAATAGACTTCTAACAAAAGCTGAGAAGGCTGATATAGAAAGAAAAACTCCAGGTAAGTCAAGGTCTTGGTATAAAACCAAAGAAAGAGAGTTTAGAAAGAGCAGGACAATAGACTCAGTATATAAACAATTTAATGTAAAGGTAAGTGATGACGATGTTGCAGATGCAATTGGTGTCGGATGGTATGTTTCTGATCGTTGGAATTCTATGTTTGAGGATGGGGTAGAAGATGCCTAAGCTATATCAGTCAAAGACTTGGCTTACAAAAAGATATATATACGACAAGAAAAGTGCTGAGGATATAGCAAAAGAATGTGGTTGCTCTTTGCAGACGATCTATGTATACTTGACAAAATTCAATTTAAAGGGGAAGTAATGCCAGATATGGTTAACCATCCTAAACACTACACTAGTCATCCAAGTGGTGTTGAGGTAATTGAGATTACAGAGCACATGAACTTCTGCCTTGGAAATGCAATAAAGTATATTCTTCGTGCAGACCACAAGGGTAATCAAATACAAGACTTAAAGAAAGCTGTTTGGTATATTAATAGAGAAATTAATAGACTGGAGAATAATGGCGAGGCGTAAGAAGTATACTGGTGTTGATCCATTTATTCGTGAAGAACAAATGGTTGTCAACAACATTACTATATCAAAGGGCGATTTAATAAAGATAAAGGGAATATATTCAACAGAGTTTAAGTTTCTATGTCTAGTTACTAATCCAGCAAATGGGGTACAATGGATAGACTGTATTCAAATTCATAAAGGACTTGGATGCGGGTTTAGATCGTTTTATCCAGAACGTGTGAAGCCAATAGTTAAGAGGAAGAAGCGTGTCAAAAGAACAAGAACTAGTGAAGCATCTTGATCAAATTAATGCTGTAGCAACAGAGTATCTAAAAGGTCTTGATGCTTCTCAAATATCAGTACAATTAGACATTCCAAGAACAAGAGTGATGTCTTTGCTTAATGACTGGCGAGAAATGGCAGCCAGCAATCAGGCAATTCATTCAAGAGCAAGAGAGGCTCTAGCAGGAGCAGATAGACACTATTCCTCGCTAATTAAGAAGGCGTACGAGGTTATAGACGCATCAGACGTAACAAATAACCTTACTGCAAAAACTAATGCTATTAAACTTATTACTGATATTGAAGCAAAAAGACTTGATATGTTACACCGTGCTGGCTTGCTAGACAATAAGGAAATAGCAGAAGAAATGGCAGCAATGGAGCGCAAGCATGAAATACTCATAAACATTCTTAAGGATATTGCAGTAAACTATCCATCTGTAAGAAATGAAATACTAAAGAGGCTAGCTGAAGTAACATCTACTGGTAGTAATAATGAGGTAGTTGTAATTGACTCTTGATTTGTCGGATATCATTGAAGCTCTTAATGATAATCCATTTGAAGAAAAACCAGTTGATGTAGTTACATTTGTAACATCAAATGAATTTTTAGGACAGCCAATGCTGTCAGAAAATCAATATACTCTTGTTGAGTGCATGAGCCAAATATATCGTGAAGAAGACTTGATCTTTCTTATGGGTGAAGAAAAAGGAAAAGATCATTATAAAAGATACTCAAAAGTAGAGATAATCCTGCAATGTGGTAAGGGATCTGGAAAAGACCATACATCTACGATTGCCTGTGCATATGTTATATATAAGCTTTTATGTCTAAAAGATCCAGCAAGATATTATGGTAAGCCACCAAATGATGCAATAGATTTAATTAATATTGCTATCAATGCTGAACAGGCAAAGAATGTTTTCTTTGATAACTTTGTAAGAAAGATTAAGAATTCACCATGGTTTGCTGGTAAGTTTGATCCTAAAGTAAATAGTGTAGCATTTAATAAGTCTATAACAATATATTCAGGTCACTCTGAAAGAGAGAGTCATGAGGGTCTAAATTTATTCCTTGCAATTCTTGACGAGATATCTGGATTCGCTAGCCAAGGATCTGGTGGAAATGAGCAAGCTAAAACTGCTGAGAATACATATAGGGCATTCCGTGGATCAGTAGATTCAAGATTTCCAGATTTTGGAAAGGTAGTACTACTATCATTTCCAAGATATAAGAATGACTTTATTCAACAGGCATACGATTCAGCAGTAGCAGAAAAAGAAGTAATTACTCGTAGCCATAAATTTATATTAAATCCAGATCTTCCAGAAGATGATCCAGGCAATGTCTTTGAGGTAGAGTGGGAAGAAGACCATATACTGTCATATAAGTATCCAAAAGTATTTGCCTTAAAGCGTCCTACATGGGAAGTAAATCCAACAAGATCAATTGAGGATTTTAAAATAGCATTTTTCAAGGAACCAGCAGATGCCCTGATGAGATTTGCATGTATGCCAACAACATCAAGTGATGCGTTTTTTAAATCAAGAGATAAGATAGAGAAGTGCTTATCAATAAGGAATCCTCTTGATTCATTCAGAAGATTTGATCCATCATTTACTCCTGATCCAGAAAAGATATATTATGTACACGCTGACTTAGCACAAAGACACGACAAGTGTGCCGTATCAATTAGCCATATTGATAAGTGGGTAAAGATTCAGGCATTTAATAATTATGAACAGGTTGTTCCATTTGTAGTAGTTGACGCAATTGCATGGTGGGAACCAAAAATTGAGGGTCCAGTTGATCTATCAGAAGTAAAGAATTGGATTATCAGTCTAAGAAGAAATGGTTTTAATCTTGGCATTGTTACCTTTGATAGGTGGCAAAGCTTTGATATTCAAAGAGAATTAAAGAGTATTGGTATTCATTCAGATACTTTATCTGTTGCAAAGAAACATTATGAAGACTTAGCTATGCTTATATATGAAGAAAGAGTTGCTGCACCGCACATTGACTTGCTTCTAGATGAGCTACTTGAGCTAAGAATTATGCCAAATAATAGAGTTGATCACCCTCGTAAGAAGTCAAAGGATTTAGCTGATGCCATGTGTGGATCAGTCTATAATGCCATTAGTCATGGTAAAAGAGAACGGGTAGAGGAGATAGAAATACATACCTGGGATACAATAAGACATAATAATATAAAACAAGAAGAAAAAGAAAAAAGAGAAATACCTGATGATATTAGAGAGTTTTTAGTCAACGCTAATATACTATAGTGATATAATTTTATTAAATATATTTTTTTAGGAGGGGTTATGCCACCAGGAAAAGGAAGATATACCATCGGTGCAAAAGGTACTCATGGATGTAGTGGATACCCAGTAGTTGGAGGAGAAGGCAAGGTTCATGGATGCCATCCAACTAGAGGAGCAGCATTGCAACAGCAAGCAGCAATATATGCATCTGAGAATCAGACTAAGAAGTCACAGGAAATTCTTGATTTAATTAAAAAAGAAGAACTGTGGGTTGATTCTCCACTATCTTTTAGAAAGCAATAATTATGGAACTATATCAAAAGCTTAATCCAGAAGAAAAAGCATACTATGATGCCCTTCTTAATATTGTTCAGGAATACGGTCCATTTGATCAAGAACCATCTGGTGTTTGGGTTGGATACGAGCCAGGATCTGAAAATGAAGATGCTGAAATAGGAGTAAAATGCGGAAATTGTGCATTTCACTATGAGTCTAATGAAGGTCTTAAGTGTAAACTTTTATCATTCATAGTAGAGGAAAATGCAAAATGTAGGCTTGCTGCCATACCAGATGATTTAGTTAATGTAAACAATGATACATCATCAATGGATCATGAATACATGAATGAATTTATGAATTATGTAATGGATAACATTGGAAAAGCTGATTCAGTTCGTGTTGGACAGATGGTTTCATGGAGCGCAAGTGGTGGAAAAGCAAAGGGAAAAGTAGTAAGAGTTATCAGAAACGGTAAATATAATGTTCCAAATTCTGATTTCACTATAACTGGGACTCCAGATAATCCTGCTGTAGTTATTAGAGTTTATAGAAATGGTAAGCCAACAGATATTCTCGTTGGTCATAAAATGAATTCTCTTACTAAGGTAAATGAAATATTTAATTTAGTAAAAGCAGAGGAAACATTTACTCCTACAAGTGGTATGAAGTCTGCTGCTAGGCGTGCGTTAAAATGGAAAGAGGATGGAAAGGCTAACGGTGCTGGTACTCCAGTAGGTTGGGGTAGAGCAACAGATATAGTTAATGGTAGTGCAATGTCTCTTTCTGTAGTAAGAAGAATGTACTCATTTTTCTCTAGACATGAAGTAGACAAAAAGGGAAAGGACTTCTATAATACTAGCAACCCATCTAATGGAAGAATAATGTGGGATGCATGGGGTGGCGATGCTGGATTTAGTTGGTCACGATCTATTGTAAATAGATATGCAAAGAAAGACGTATGGAATAACTCACCTCTTTCTTTTACAAAAAATTTATCACAAGACTAAGGAGATGTTGATGAATGAGCAAGATAATGTCATTAGCCTTCAGGCTCTGGCGAAGTATTATATGGAGAAGTCAGTTAAGCTTGAGCAGGACTTTGTATTATATAAGCTACAGTGTGACGCAGTTATTGAATCATTACATGCACAGCTTGCAGAATTCAGAGGAGAGTCAACAGAATCATCAACCGAAAAGTCAGATTGATAAAATAAGAAAACAAAATACTGTCAGTGTGGCTATAGTAGAAGATCGTGCTTTTTGGGTAAAAGATAATAAGTTCTATACCAGTAATATAGTTGACGGATATATTGATGATGTTAATGCATCTGAAATAGATGCACATTCACTTTCAGATAACGAAATCAATCTACTACTAGAAATTCTTGATGAGTTAAATTCGTAACAAATATTGACATTTGTCCGAATATTATGTAGAATACTACCAACAAAGGGAGTATTATGATTATCGTTGTTGAAGGAACAAAATCTTTTAATAGCTATGAAACATTTATGAGAGCAATGGGAGTTGCTCTTTCAAATATTAAAGATAATAATGTTGAAGTGTGGAGCATTGGACCACATCATATAAATAATTATACTGCTGCCTTTTGCAATACTACTGAAAATTACTTAAAGCAAAAAGGTATAAGAATTTCATTCAAAAAAATGCATAGAAATGTTGCAGAAAATAACCTTCATAGGGTACAATTCTTTGCATTCATGGCTGCTCAAAAAGAAGCAGTATCAAAATTATTCGCAAGTGCGGAACTAAGCGGTATTGAGACTGGAGTATTTAGATCATAATGCTAAGTAATAAGGAACTTAATTTCTTGAATATAGCAAGACTTCTTGCATCTCATTCAGAAGAGAAGATGAAGCATGGTGCTGTTGTAGTCAAGAGTGGTCGCGTAGTTGGCACAGGATTTAATAAGTTTAAGAATCATCCAACGATTATTCAGACAGAACTTATTAAGTCGCATTGCTCTCGTCATGCTGAACAGGTTGCTATTCATCAGGCTGGACGTAATGCAAAGGGTGCTATTATTTATGTAGCCAGGGTAAGTAAGAAGGGCGAAGATAGAAATAGTCGTCCATGTAATCTATGCTACTCTCTAATAAAGAAGGTAGGCATAAAGCAAGTGATCTATACGATGGAGGCTTAATGTCACTAAATGAGTGGTCATTGATATATTTTGCTGTATCTGCAATATATATGTTTGGAATATTCTTTTCCCTATTTACAAATCTTACGATAGGAAAAGTTTTTTTCGTAATAGTTGCGTGGTTAGCAAATGTTAGTGTAACATTGATATATGGAATTGCTACCAGTCAGGTAGGTTTTATGTTCCTTTCTGGCCTAGAATTGGTCATAACAATGCTCATGTTTATTCAATTTGGAAGGTTACAAAATGAAGATTCAAACTCTTGATGAGGCTGAGAATATTGTAAGTAAGAGCAAGAATCTATCCTGGGATGGATGGAATATTGTTCATAAGGTGCGTGATGACTCAGCAGAGTATGACGCCTCTGGCTCCTATGATAGGAGTCTAGGTAAGTGGTTTAGGAGGGTTTCGTATCCATATATCAATGGCACGGGATGGGATATTCCAAACTCCTTGATTAAAGGGTGATAAGGAATGCCTGGACTAAAGAAGCTTCATGTCTAAATATAGATACAAATTTCTTTTTTGATAAATATGAAGAATCAGTGACAATAAGATATGGTATAGATAAACTATGTAATAGTTGTCCTGTAAAAAGAGAATGTATTGCAATAGGCGTAAGTAGGCAAGAATATGGAGTATGGGGTGGCATATACCTTGAAAAAGGTAAGATATCAAAGGATATAAATAATCACAAATCTCAAGAAGATTGGTCAGATTTGTGGTCAAATTTAACAATGGAGGTGTCCTAATGCTTTATACTCCAAAAATGAAAGAAGAAGTAAGATCAATAAAAGTTCCACATGATTTTGCTGTAGATATAATTGAGTATGATCTAGAGCCAAAATTTATAGGAATAAGATTTTATGAGAGTCAGTGGAAAAGATTTAATGATGCTGAAAGACTCAAGTGTATTTTTTACCTTGAAAAATTAAAAACTCTTTTGGAAGGCCATGGAGTTATGGTAACATTAGAGCCAGTAAGTGACATACTACAACAAACAAAGAATGGAAGATAGGATGAGTACGATTAC